AGCGCGTGCGCTGCGACCGACGTCTACGTTTTGCTGAAAGCCACCCTGCAGGGCCTGCTCACGAATCTGAGGGCCGTTGTAAACGGGTACTTGTGGCATGGCTTACGCCCCTTTCCCGCTGTATCGATACCACTTATCGGCTACCTGGCCAGCACCACCGAGCAGCGAGCCACCGGCCATCATCAGCGGGTTCTCGGCGTTGGCCTGGCCCTGGTAGTTGGCACCCATGGCGCGCTTGGCCCAGGCATCTTTCGCAGCGTTGGTGCGTGCGGTGGCAACATCGGACTGTGTGAAGAAGTCGGTCTGATCCTGCAGATCGGCAGCGGTGCCGTAGGTCAGGTCAAGACCTTTGGAGGCCAGGTTCACGCGCTGGGCGCTTTTGATTGCCGCCCCACGGCGCTGCACTGCCTGGGCCTCTTCCTCGCCACGCTTCTGCACGTCCTGCGCCTGAAACTCGGCCATCTTGGCGTTGTTTTGCGCGGTTTGCTTGGCGACCTGGCTCTGCTGGTAGGCGCTGCCGGCGGACATCACGGTGCCACCAACGCTGGCGCCAAGAGCCAGGGCTTGCATCGCGCTGAGGCCTGCGGTGGTGGCGGTTGCGCCTGCAACCCCCGCCACGGTGGCTCCGGCACCAACTGCGCCGAAACTAGTGGCGGCGCCCGCGATCAGTCCAAGGGTTACTGGCTCGCACATGTTCAGGCTCGCATTTCAAATGGGTGGAACGGCTCCCCGAGTGCGCCGAACGGTCGGGCCTCGTGCACGGTGAACCCGAGGCGACGCAACCAGCGAACGCTGGTGGTGTTCTTGGCGTGCACGAAATTCACCAGGTGCGGGAAGGCCTGTAGCATTTGGGCAATGTACCCGGGCGTGCTGCGAACAAGGATACGGGAGTTGGCATCGAGTACCGGGGTGCCCAACATCCAGGGGGAGCCAAGGCCGCTCACAACCGAGAGCGGCGCGGCGCCAAGAATCGCGGCGAGTTGTCCGTCGATAAACGCGGACCAGCACAGCATGGAGCGCGCCACACTGCGCTGGCAGGCGAGCGTTAGGTCGTTGTGCCCGTAGGCTCGCACCTCGCTTTCGTCGCTCGCTCGCAGGTTGTTGGCAAGTTGCTCCGCGTCACCCGGGAGGGTTTGGCGGATCAAGACCTCACCCACCCGTTTGCACCTCGAGCGTCATCGACAACACCGTCAGGGGTAGCGGCAGATCCTGGCGGATGCACAGCGCGGCATCCTGGTTCCAGCTGGGGTCGATCGACAGCGCAAGCTCCCCATCACGCAACGCGGGCGGCGAACCATACGGGTCGGTGACGGCGCGTGCGGGGTACTCGCGCAGGCGGTCGAACGTCGGACCCGCCTTGACGATGCTCGACTGGCTTACGCGCAAGTGCACCTTGTTGATGTTCTTGACGGTCCCCTGCCCTGCAGCAGGGGCTCCTTCCATGGCCAGGGGGAGGGTGCGCAGGTCGGCGGTAATCGGCAGGCCGATGTGCACCTTGCTCGCAGCCACCGTGAGTGTGATGCTGCCGTTGATGACTTCTTGCGGTGGCTCGACGGAGCCGTCGGCCAGAATGTTTACCGTTGCGCCCTCAAGGTGGTAAAGCCCGCTGACGGTGGTCGTGGCCGCGCCGTCGTAAGTCAGGCCGGAATCCACGAAGAACGCGTCTTCGAGCTGGGTAAATATCCGAGTGCGCAGGCGCTCGATGTACCGCACCGATCGCCCGTCGACAGTGCGCATGGCGACAACGTAAAGCACATCCTCGTTGCCCTCCGCCACCACGCAGGCTGACTCAAACGTGCCGGCCGTGTCGTGTGCGTGCCAGCCGTACACCTGCTGATCAGGCACGTAAGTCATGCCAAGCAGCACACCGTCGTTACGCACGGCCCACAGCGTGGGCTCAGGCGCGCGCGTGTAGGCGAGCTGGTCGACGGTGTAGCCATTGAAGCGGTGCGGCGCCATGATCGACACGTCCACCGACCGGTAGCCGTAGTTGGAAGACTCACCTCCGTAGGCCAGCTCGCGGATGCGCGAACCCTGCGCCTGCACGTAGAGCACGGATCCCGAGCTCACCACCGGCTGCACGTTGCTCGCACCGGAGTAGCCCTGCGGCTTGATCGAGACGCTGGTCGGTGTGATGGCTGGGGCGCCGTCTGCGAACAGCCTGAACTCCCCACCCGCGGTCAGTGCGATCAGATCGGCGAGCGGCACCAGGTGGCGGATCTGGTTGTTCTGCATCGAGGCCACACGCAACTCCAGGCCGTCGGCATCGCGCGAGGGCAGGCTCGAGGTGAGGTTGGCCTCGGTGCCGGTGCGGGTGGCCCACACCACCTGGGGCTTCTCGTTGGTGCCGGCGAACCAGCGGCGCTGCTCGTGGTAGGTGGTGGCGGTCGGGTAATCGTCGACACCACCGTTCAGGGTGATGATGTCCTCGGGTGGCGACTGCGTGGTGTCGGCCAGCACGTTGTCGTCGATCACCTGCAGCGACGGGATACTGGCGATGCCAGTGGTGGCGCTGTTGGCGACCTTCTTGTTGGACTCGTAAGTGAAGGTTGTGCTGTCGATCACCGTGACGTGCCAGGCCCCATCGAACGAGGGCACCCCGGTGCTCTCGATCAGGACGTGGTCGGAGGTGATGAACCCGTGTGCGCTGGAGGTCACCACGGTGACGGTGTAGGCAATGCTGGTGCGCGAGATCGAGCTAATGCTGACGGTGGCGCCAGCCACGGGTACAACTTGGCCGATGTAGCCGTAGATGCCGCCGCGCAGCTTGTAGACGTTGTAACGATTGATGCCAGTGACGCCGTCCCAGGTGACGGTGTTGAAGTTGCCGGCGACGGTCAGGTTGTTGTCGGTGCCACTGGGGGCGCTCGCCAGGCTCTCGGTCACGCCGTCGGGTTGCACCGCAGTGACCACGTACTTCTGCGGCGACTCATTGCCAGCGGTGCCGATGGTCGGCGTGACGGTGAGGCCGGTCGGGGCGTTGGTGGGGGCAGCGAACGAGACGTCGGTCAGGGTCCAGTTGATGACCCCCAGGCGCTTCAACTCGCGCGCGGGATAGAGCGGGTGCACGATCGTGATCACGTCGGCCGACTGCGTGAAGTGCAGATCGAACAGATCCGCCGCGTCGTAGGTGCTCACCAGGGTGTAAGCCCGCGCAGCCGTGGAGCCCACGGCGGTGGTGGCCACACCCCACAGGTCGGTGGTGGTGAAGGTGTCAGCGTCGACCACCGTGACCTTGTGCCAGCGGGTGCCGATGTAGACCCAGTCGCCGGTGGCATAGCCGTGGGCGGCGGTGGTGTTGACGGTCGAGCCCGCGATCGAGCTGATGGCCTTGGTGGCCTCGAGCAACGTGCCGCCGTCAATGTGGAAGCGGATGTAAAGATCCCCAAACTCGAGCACCGCGGTCTGGCTGGCGCTGAAGGCGAACGGGATCAGGCGCACCGCCTGAGTGCTGTCCTTGGCCTCGTTCACAAACTCAAAGCCCGGGCGACGCGCGGCCGGCCCGTGTGGCAGGGTGACGAAGTTGCGTGCCAGGCTCAAGCCGGTCTGGTACTTGGTCAGGTCCAGGCGCCCAGCGAGCTCGGGCGTGATTTCACCCCCGGCGAACGATCTCAACAGCAGCTTGGTGCTCATGTTCGGGCGACGAGTTGCGAGGCCTTGAACACGTGTTCGGTGCTGCTTGAGTTGGCGGAGCTGGCCGCCGCCAGGTCAGCCATCGCCATCGCGCGCTGGCGCATGGCGTCGCCAATCTTGGTACCTTCGTTGCCCTTGATGATGGGGCCGGCCACGTAGTGGGCCAGGGCAAAGCCCAGCGCTGCGACAAATGTCGGCGTGAACTTGGTCGAGTCCGTCACGTCTCGGACGTAAATCAGCACCGCGTCGGGCTCGTTGCTGTAGAGCACTTCGCCCTCGATGTCGAAGTTTGCCGAGTCCTGATCGTTGGGGCTGTAGTTCAGCTCGTCCTGGTTGAACACGGTGAGCGTTGAACCGGGGCGCAGCACACGAAGGGCGCGCAGGCAATCAGATGGCCGGGTGTAGGCGTAGGCCCAGGCCGTGCTGACGTTGGTGACTTCAGCCAGCGCCTGGCGCTTGAGCGAGAACGACCAGCTACCTGGCTCGAGCAACTCGGTCCTGGCCAGGTCGTAGAAGGTGGCGCAATGCCCGGCTTCGACGCTGCCGTCGGGCGGGCTAATGCTTGAGACACGCGCCTCTGAGCCAATGTGGCTCAGGGCCATGTTGCAAATCTGAACGACTGAGGCCATTGGGGTTCTCCGATGCCGGCCAGTGTAGGAGCAGCGCCGGTTCCCACGGACACTCAGCGCCGGCGCAACAACACGGTGCCACCACCGGTGGCGGTGAGCGTGCCGATGTAGGCGCCACCCGGGCCGTAGACCAGGCCGGCGCGCACGTCCTTGGGATCCGGCAGCAGCGGGATATGGGTAACCGTGCCGAGCAGCGTCGCGTTGCTGCCTGCCAGCGCTCCGCTGGTGGCGTGCGTGCGAAAGCGTGTGGCACTGCCGACGATGATGCCGTTGACCCCACTGAGCGCCCCGCTGGTGGCGTGCGTGCGAAAGCGTGTGGCACTGCCGGTGGTGGTGGTGCCAGGGCCGGTAAGCGCGCCACTTGTTGAATGCGCGACGGGGACGGCAATGCGGGCGGCGCTGCCGCTGGTGCTGGCGCCGGGACCGACGAGGGCGCCACTGGTCGCGTGCACGCGAAAGCGGGTCGCGCTGCCCGTAACGGTGGACCCCTGCCCACTGAGCGCGCCGCTGGTGTCGTACGTTATCGGCCCCGCCTGGGTCAGCAGCAGGGTCAGCAGCATGGATTAGATCAACGCGAAGTTAATTTCGACAGCGACAGTGCCCACCGAAGCGACGGCGCCCTGCACAACTCGGATGCCTGAGTTCTCGCGAACAATCAGTTTGGCGCCTTCGTTGCGAATAATGTCCGCGCCTTGCGCTGCCGCCAAAGCCGATGCCGCGTTGGTTTCCTCTGTGAACACCCATCGCGAGCCAAGATAAGCGCCAGCCGTCGCGCCTCCCGTTGGGGCGAGACGCGCAGTGACTTGCGTAGGAACAACAGCGTCATCGGTATCAAACCTGCTGATCGTTGGCGCAGTCAGCGAGGCGCTGTCGTTTGTTGCTGCGGTGCCACCCGTTCCAACAGCGGTCGTGCGCGTGAGTGCGACTTCGAGACCAACAACGCCGGTAACAGCAGTGTCGATGTCTGGGTAAACGAACACGGACAGCACTTTCATGATCTTGCCAGAGCCGGTAGCGTTGAATAGGTCGCAGAGCACCTTGTTCGCGCCTACCGCCTGAGAAGGAATTACCACCCGATATCTGGCGTTGCTGCCTTCAATCTGGCCGGTTTCATCGGCAATGCATACCACCTGGTACTCTTTGCCATTGACCAACTGCGTCGCAATTGTCGCGCCTGTGCCAGGGGTTACCTGTATTGAGTCATTTGCTTGTGGCATGTCAGGCGCTCAGTGCGGTGTAGGTCAGGCTTGAGCAGCTCACGGTGTCACCCGCAGCAACGGTCAGGCCGTTGGTCATGTTGATATCGCTGGCGCTTGCAGCTACGGCGCAGTGGATCACCACCGTGCCTGCAGAGGTCTGGAGCGTAGCAGTCGCCACCGGAGAAGCGTTACCTGTCGCATTGGTGTCAGCAGAAATGGCGTTGGCGGTCGCGGTGCCGCTAACTGCTGCCGGGAACGCGGTCGCGCTCAGGGACAACGTGGCCACCACGGTGCCCGGAGATCCGACCGTGCCGGATAGCCGGAATGCTAGCTTGCCGGAAGCTCCGATTAACGCAGTAACTGCGTCAGTCGCTGCGTTGCGGGCCGCCGTCGAGTGGGTGGTTGCCATGGGTGAGTCCTTTCAGTTGTTCTTCGTTGAGGTAGCCAACCATCTGGTACTCCTCAACCTGGCCGCTGTCCTTGCGGGTGATCTGCACGGTGAAGCTCAACTCGCCCACCTGTCCTTGTAAGTCGGCCATGACAGTCTTTCAGAACACGGACTTGCGGCCCGCTAGCACGACTTTGAGTGCGGTGGTGCCGTCCCCGCCAAAGACGCGGGGCTTGATGTAGAGGGGAAGCTCGACGATCGCCTTGAGTGCGGCGGTGGTGAGCGTGAGCGCGCTGCCCGAGGTGTCGGTCAGTGCGTGGTAGGTTTCGCCGTCGTTGCTGCCGCCGATGGTGACGGAGGCGCCGCCGAAGGTGCCGGCGACCTGGATGGCGCGATCAGAATAGACGGCGAGTCGTACCGGCTCGCCGTCGTCATCCGCCGCCAGGTTGCCCCAGGTCGTCACCGCCACATCGAGACTGGTCTCGATGGGGAAGGTGGTGACCGGGACGATCGTTGCCATGCCTGCCTATCAGGCGAGGGAACCATTGTGGACATCGGTGAAGCTCTTGGCGTCCCCTTTGCCCATCTCGGACAGAGCCTTCGGCTCCTGCTTGGCGCTTGGCTTGACCTTGGCCGCCTTGGCCTCGGTCGAAGCCACCGGTGCGAACCAAGAGCCCTTCGATCCTTGCGGGATGTCGAGCTCGTCGCCGATGCGCACGCGGCGCCCATTGTAGAAAGCCGGCTTAATTGCAACGATCTTCATGGGCTACCGATCAGAGCTGGAACGGGGCGTCGTAGGCCTTCCAGCGGGCGACGTCATCGACCAGGAAGGCGTTGACCTTACCGGCCGTGAACGCGGCCGTGCCGGTCACCTGCTGGATGCCGATGTAACGCTCGTAGGCGGTGCCCTCCATGGGCAGCTGCACGGCCATTAGCGTCTTGCCGGCGGTCATGCTGGCCACGGGCCAGGCCACCGAGGAGACCAGTACCGTGGGCGAGGACAACGAGGAGTTGTCATCGGTGACCAGGTTGAACTGGCCGGTGGCCGAGCCGCCCGAGGTGGCAGCGGTGTCCACCGTCACCACCAGGTAGACGGCCTGGTCGCCGCCCAGGTCACGGGCCACGCCCAGGTCGACCACGTCGCCGAGCAGGTAGGAGCCGGCAGCGCCGGTGTTGAGGGCAGTGGCGTCGCAGAATTCGCCGCGTTCGTCGAGAATCATGATGAGGTTCCTTTCAAGTGAGCTGGGGTTAGACCACGCGGGTTTCGGTGTTGATCAGCGCGTCGGTGCGACGGACGGGGATGTCGTCGAACGTCATCACGCGCTTACCTTCCACGGTTTCCCAGGTCAGGTTGCTGGAGACTTTTTCCAGGATGCCCAGACGCAGCTTCTCGCGGATGTTGCGGTTCATGTAGAACACCGCGCGGCCCTTGCCCAGCATCGGGATGCGCTCGCTCGCCTTGATCATCCACTCGATGATGTTCTTGGTGTTGGCGGGCGTGTTGAGCTCGGAGACGTCGATGTTGGCGATGCGCACAAAGTAGCGCCAGTCGCGGATCGCCAGAC